ACTGCAGCGACGGTCCTTTTGCCGTAGGATTGCGCGTACTAAATCCGAGTCGTTCTGGATCAGTCTTTGTCGGAGGAGAAATCGAAGTGGCAATGGGTACGGTGAAGTGGTTCAACAGCACCAAGGGCTATGGTTTTATTCAGCCTGATGACGGCGGCAAGGATGTGTTCGTCCACATCTCAGCGGTCGAGAGGGCTGGCCTTTCGGCGCTCGCGGAAGGCGCCAAGGTCTCCTTCGACATCATAGCCGACCGTCGCTCGGGCAAGTCGTCGGCTGGCAATCTGCGCGTGGGTTAACCCCACCTCTGATTTTGGATCGTGTTCCACGACTGGCCGGCGGTGGTCATGCTGGCGCCCGCCGGGCCAACGCTATAGTGCGAGCGCTATGCCACTCTGCCAAACAGGCCCCCGAATAACACCGACCTGCGCCGAAACCCGCGCGCAAAGGTATCGCCGACTGGCCGTTGCCGAGACTGATGCCGAACGAGCGAAGGTACTTTGGCAGTTGGTGGAGGACGCGCAGCGCGGTGCGCTATGCACGTTGCACGACGACCGCCTCGGGAGCGCGAGGTAAAGCTCGCATCCAAGGCCAAGGTCGAGGTGCGCAAGCACCCAAGATCAGGCCGACAGTCACGGGTCTATGCGGCCAAGCTATTTGCTTCGCTTGCGCTGCTTTCCGCGACGAAAGGGTCGAGGCGCTCCAGCACGCGCATCACTTGCACCGCGGACCATTCGCCTTGCCCGCGCGCGGTCGGAATGGCTTGCTCATTCAGGCCCGCTGCAATAGCCCTCAACGAGGTTGCGCCTGCTTCCTGCAGCGCCTTGATCGTGGGGGCGAGATCGGCCGCCCGACCTTCGGCGCGCTCCTGGGCGGCGCGCACAGCGGCGGCGCGGGCAGCATCAGAACCGTTGGCGACCTTGCCATAGATCGGCTTGCCCTTGTCGTCCTCGCCGATGATCTTGCGGCGACGACCGCCGAGCTTCACGCCGCGCTTCTTAGCGGCGGCGAGCGCATCCTTGGTGCGCTTGCTGACATGCGGCGTTCCTCTTCGGCGACCATCGCCATGATGCCGACCGTCAACCTGTTGGCGTTCGGCATGTCGGCCGCGACGAAGTCAACGCCGGCCTTCTCCAGGCCAAGCAGGAAGTGAGCGTCACGGGAGAGTCGATCGAGCTTGGCGATCACCAGCTTGGCGCCGTGCACCCGGCAGGCCTGAATGGCCTCGGCGAGCTTCGGCCGATCGCTGCGCTTGCCGGATTCAACCTCGACGAACTCCTTGATCAGTTTCCACTGGCCGCCGTTGAGATAGTCCTCGACGGCGGTGCGTTGAGCTTCGAGACCGAGACCGCTGCGGCCTTGCCGATCGGTACTCACCCGGAGGTATGAAATCCACTTGCCTTCGGCCATCTGCGTTTCCGACGTAACGAGCTTCAGGCAGGAGTCAAGGGCGCGATAAACCGCTCCGCGGTGCCCAAATCGGACCACGCTCTCGTTCCTATCGCGACGCGAAATCAGCGAAGGTTTAGCTGAATCCTCGGCGCATAATGCCGACTAACAAAAGGGAGATGTCATGGACGTCGTCGAGGGATGGCTTTTCGCCGGTTCGGCAGTGATGGTGGTGAGCGCTCTGACAATTCTGGCATTGGCGCTCGCCGCCTGATGCTATCGCACCTGAGATCGCCGTTGGCGGTTGGCCGCCCCGGCGCGAGCGGGGCCTGAAGGGCGTCCGGTCGGTCACCGGGCGGATCGGCGTCGCGCGGGCGAAAAGGGTGGTTTTTTCGGGTTATCCACAGGCTGCCCGATCCGCCAAACCGCACCCGCTGCATCAAGAAACATGCCAGTTTTCAAGCGGTTGGCGGCCCCGCTGGGAGCGGTGCCTGAACCTGCAGGGTGCTTGGACAAACTCGGAGCTTTTTTCCCCGTTGGCCGCGTGCGTATGCTCACACGGTGGACCAGCGCGGGTTGGGGTAAGCCATGAAGCATAATCCGTTGTGGTTCGCGACTTCACTCGCGTGGACTCTCGTTTTGCTCGGGGCAACCGTCTTCGCGATCTTCGTTTGAAAGGTAGGGGCCGCCTCGGTTGGCGGCCCCTTTCGTTACAACCCGGCCCGATCGCCAAGAAACAGACCCCGGCTCGCATTCGGCGGCCCAACGTCGTCAACTCGGCCGCGATCCGCGCGATCTCCCCTTAGTCTCTTCCGCGAGTTCGGTCCATGCCGCTGCAAGCAGCGCCCAAGGATCGAGAGGCCCCTCGGCCTCGCGGCGGCAGTGGTCGGCTTGCGTGCTTGTACGTCTCCGCGAGCCTGTCCAAGTGGTCCGCATCCCAGTGCCAATTCGAGGTCGATCACCGACGACCAGCGGCGCTGCCTTGGGTTCTCGATATTTCCGCTGCCGCTCGCGCTGTTCTGCTGCTGCCCGCTCTCGCTCGCGCCGTTCTTCTGCTGCTGCAACGGCGACCTCAGACTGGGCGATCAGCTGGACCAATTCCTCATAGCAATCCTCAATGCCGTCGAGCGCCGAGAACCGCTTGTTCCATCTGCGATTCTGCCTCTCTATCTCAGCCACGACCTCGGCAATGGAAGGCACGAACTTCAGCTCGCTCCGAAGTTTCTTGCATGCGCTGTCGAAGACCACGAAGGACGGGCTGCACGCCATCAAACCCGGCTCTCATCGGCGGTACATCCGCGTCAGTCCGCTGCCAATCACGGCGGTATGCCAGACTTCAATCATCGCGCCGCGCTCGACAATCTGCCGGATGGTGACGCTGATATTCTTGCCGTCCTCGCCCGTGTGCGTTTGCGGCGCTTGCCCCAACCGCGGTCAAGCAGGATGTTGGCGGCCTGCACGCGCGCGGCGGCTGAGTCCTCTCGCTGGCGCATGATCGCGGCGAGGTGACGAATACTCTCCTCGGTATATGCCCGGCACAATGACCGTATGTCTGCTGGTATTGCTTTGCGTGCCGAAGTTCAGCAACAGCTCCAACAGCGCGAGACCGAGATCGCCGAGCACGCCGCGGTGCTGGTACCTGGCCCGACGCTTGTAGCTCTCCCGCTCCATGCTGCGTGCCATCACAATGATGCGGACGGCCAGGTTGCGATCGATCTGGCAATCCGGCGCCGCCATCTCATAAGACCGACGCCGTATCTGCGCCCGACTGATGGCGGCGAACTGTGCCGCGATCTCCATCGGCGTTGCCTCGTAAATCCCCGGCAGCGGCTCGCCCTGTTTGTTGAAACTAAAGCGGGCCGAAGATGGCTTGGGCTCATGCTTCGGTAGCTCAGCGGCAGAGCATCCGACTGTTAATCGGATTGTCGCTAGTTCGAACCCCGCCTCCTGATCCGCCCCCTGCCCGATAGCATCTGATCCTTCATCAGATGTGCCCAGGACCCCGTCACGCCGTGGGGCGCGCTGGCCCTCCCTCGCGAGCACGGCCTGTAGCTCGCGAGATACCGGTATCGATGTCATTGCGTGTTGTCCCCGTTGCTAACAGGGCCGCGTGCAGCAATGGGACAGCGTTGCCGGAAACAACGTGTTTCCAGTTGACGAAAAAGTCTTGCCGTGAGATTGAGAAGTGCCTCCAGGCACTCTCAATCTATTTTCACGGCCCAGATCAGCGCCAACTGATCCGGGCCGTTTCCATTTCCGCTATGCGGCCGGTGTGGTCTCCCCTAAAAACTCCCTTTCAAGCAGTGCGCGGATCGCCTTGGAGATCGGCATCTCGCTTTCGGCGCAGCGCACCTTGATTCGATGGTAAAGCTCTCCCGGAATAAACACGTGGAGCTGCCTGGTTTTCGGCGGCTGCTTAGCTTGCTTCCGTGAATACGTTTTGCCGTGGATGCGCTGAAAGCGGCTGATCGCCGCGTTGCGCGTCACGTCCATCCGTTCGGATACTTCCTGAAATGAAAAGCCCGCCTTTTTGAGCCGAACTAGCTCGGCATCAGCTTCGCTGGTCCACATAGATGGCTCCTCGATTAGTGGCATTGGAACGCACTAAGTTCTGATTTGCCGATTCGTGTCACGCATTTTTTGCGAGATTTCGCCAACTACCTCTTCGCGCCCATCGCGGCGGTGATCTGCTGAACGCGTGAGAATGTCACCCCGACCACTTTGGCGATCGTTCTTGTCGTGGCGCCAGCTTCATAGGCTTGCTTGATGGCGCGGTCCCGGTTTTTGCCAGCAGCGATATCGTCCCTGAGTTTCTTGGCTAGGCTCCGTTGCTTTTCGAGCCGCGAGGCCGCTCGCCGCCTTGCGTCTTCGGCCTCTTCTCGCCGTCTCGTCGCTTCGCTTGGGAAGAGTTTGCCGCTGAGACGGTGGAAACGGCCGAGCGCGGCGGACCGTGTTACGCCCATCCGCGCAGAAATCTCGCCAAACGAGAGGCCGCGTTTTCGGAGCCGCATTAGCTCGGCATCAAGATCGCTATTCCACATAGCAGGGTTCGTAACTTTCTAAATTCGTAACTTCGCCTATTCGGCGAGCACGTACCGGGCGGCTTTACCGGCGAGCCAGATAAGGCCCGCGAGTACAGAGCACGCGACAATAGGAGCGATCCAGTCGCTGGGCGACGGATGCAGGTGGTCGGTCACGGCAATGAGCACCCCGATGAAAACGCACAGCACGGCTGCGCCGCTGGCCGTCCAGTAGATCACGTCGCCGAGACGCTGAAGCATGTTCGTCTTCCTAAGTTCGTAAGTTCGTAAACGCATCCTGCTCGTCTAGGTTTTGTATCGGCTCACCTTTGTGTGCCTGAAAACCCTCCAGAGGTCCGGCCTATACTGGTCAACGAGTTGCACGATCTGATCGTGCACCGAACTCGCGTTCTGGTCAGTGAGACCGTCGTAAGTCAGGAGCGGACGGAACGCGCCAATGAGCGCGCCAAAGAAACCTGTCTTCAGCACTGCCGTCTGCCACTCCCCGTCAAAGTTGGCGGCGCGGGCAGCAACTGGCACGGTGGAAACAATGTATTGCTTGCCATCATGGACATTCGTCACCCTGCTCAGATAGCCCGAACGCTCATGGCCCTTGTAATCCACACTCATCGTTGCGCCTTTCGTGAAGTTTTTCGCATGTTCGTAACTTCCTAAGTTCGTAAGCTCGTAACTTCACTCTTGATCGACGACAGGGACGTTGTAGGCGCGGAATAGATCGTTGAGCGCCCGCAGGATGAGTGTCTGAAGATCCTGGTCGGTCTGCAGCTGGATCATGCGCAGGCTCTTCTTGACCTGCGGGTGGAAGTATCCGCCGACATGAACCTTCCCGGCCCGGCTGGCCTCGACCATGATCGCCGCCTTCGATCGTGGCGCCTCCTCGGTCACCACGGTGACCGGCGCCGGCACAGATTCCACCACTGCGGCACGCGCCCTGCTGGTTGTTTCTTCGAGCTTTTTCTGCAGCTCAGCGAATTTCGACATTACGAAGCCCCTCGATAGTTGGATTGTTCGTTAGCCCGTTAGTTCGACAGTTCGTAACGTCGATTGCTCGACAGTTCGTAATGTCGATCGTTCGCTTACGAACTGGAAAAGCTTCCTCAATTCTTGGCCGGCCTTGCCGTCAGGGTCGCGCTCCTGGGGCGACGCGCCGAAGATCATGGCCTCCGTGTAGGCACTGCGTTGGCATAGGTGTGCCGGGCAATTGGCCAGGCCATAGACATTGGCGATCATCTGGCGGGCTTCCTCGATGCCCGCGCTTCCGGCGCTGGGGTGCAATCCGTTGAGCACAACGAAGGACCGCACCATGCCGCCAACAATCCGCAGGAGATCGGTAACGGCGGGCAGGGTCTCCAACTCGAGGATGCTGGTCCTGGTCGGGATGAGGATCAGGTCGGCTGCTCGAGCGGCGGCGAGGGCGCTGTCGTCGGATCGGCCGGCGCTATCGATGATGACGAAATCGGCGCCGCTGGATCTGGCGACATCCAGCGCGGGCTTTAACCGGCTGGCCTGCGCCGAGACCACGGCGGGATTCTCTTCGGCCCGGCGGTCTTTCCACTTTGATGCGGTCGCTTGCGGGTCAAGGTCGATCACAGCGACCGTATGGCCAGCGTGAGCTGCGGCGACTGCAAGGCCAAGAGCGACCGTGGTTTTGCCGGTACCGCCCTTTTGGCCAACTAACGAAACTACGAACATGGTTGTTACCTCGATAGCGAAATTACGAACTAACGAGGTTACGAATGATTCGGGTTAAGGAAGCGATAACGGCCGGGCAACAGTCCCAAAGAAAACCCTCACGGCGAGCGGGGGCGCAACACGGACAGCGCAATGCTATGGTGCTTCGATTCGAACTGGAGAGAGCATGAGCACTTGGATACAGGCGCTGGCCAGACGGCGCGAGACGCCGCTCGATCAGCCCTCAGTCGCCACTGGACGGCCGCGACCGCAGCCGGTGCCTGCCCCGGAAAGCGATCCGCTGGTGCAGATATCCTTTGCCGCGCGGTTCTCGACGCGCAAGCGGATGTTCAAGGTGGCGCGGGATCAGGACGTGACCTTGAAGGCTCTCATCCTGAGCGCCTTGCGGGAGAAATACCCCACGCTAGGCATCGAGGATGCGGACCTGATCGATCTGAGGGCAAAGCGCTGACTTGGTTGGGCCTGCGGCGAGCGT